ATTAGAAATGCCGCTAATAATGCCTTTGTCAGTTTAGGCGATGTAAGTCTTGCAAACTTTGGTCATGCTTCTTTATCCGTTGCCAACACATTTACAGCAAGAGCAACTTTTAATATAACTTCTTCGATAACTTTACCTTCTGGAACAACGGCACAGAGAGACGGCAGCCCGGCAGTGGGTATGATTCGTCATAATAGTCAAACAAATCAATTTGAAGGCTATAACAACGGAGCTTGGGGTTCATTAAGCGGTGCAAGCGGCATATCAAACGTAGTTGATGACACTTCTCCGCAACTTGGCGGTAACTTAGATGTTCAAGCCAATGAATTAAATACCTCTACAACAAACGGAAATATAAAAGTTACACCAAACGGCACAGGATTATTTGAGATAAAAGGAAATACAAATGATGGAACTTTGCAATTAAATTGCAACCAAAATAGTCATGGTGTAAAAATTAAATCTCCCGCTCATAGTGCAGGTCAATCTTATACCTTGATTTTGCCTGATAATCAAATTGCGGCAGATAAGGTTTTAAAAGTAAAAAGCATTTCTGGCTCTGGTGCAACGGCCGTTGGTCAGCTTGAATATGCAGATGCCGGTGGCGGTGGAGGAACTGGTGGCGGTGGCGAGCAAATTTTCTTTGAATCTGAAAATGAAATGAATACAAGTTATACAATTTCATCAAATCATAACGCTTTAGTCGCCGGCCCTCTCACTATTGCAAGCGGTGCTACACTAACAATAAATAGTCCTTCAGTTGTAACGATTCCATAATGGCTTTAGTTCTTGACGGTTCAAACGATACAATTACTGGATTACTTATTAATTCAGCAAATATTGTAAATGGTTCTATTGTTAATGATGATATAAATGCAAGTGCAGCCATAGCAAGTACAAAAATTTCTGGAAGTTTAGGTAAAATTCTTCAAGTTGTACAACACGAATTTACAACAGGACAATTTTCGACTACAAGTAATAGTTATGTTGATGTAACTGGTTTTAGCAAGTCAATAACACCTGTAGCAGCTTCAAGTAAAATTCTTGCAATGTTAAACCCTGCAATTCAATCTAATCCTAATGGAACTTATAACGCGGGAACTGCTGCTCTTTTAGCCAGATCAGTAGCAGGCGGTTCTTACACAAATATAGGAGCAGCATGGTTTGGAGTTTACATGCCAGAAACATTTATTCGTTACCATGATGGGTACGTTAATATTAATGTTTTAGACTCTCCAACTTATACACTTGGAAACGCAATTACATATAAAATGCAAGTTAAGACTTCAGATGCAAATGTAACAGGAAGAGTTAATATTACGAGTGGTGGCGAGACTAATTTAGCATCAAGATTAATTTTGATAGAGGTAGGAGCATGATATATACAAAAATTGAGGCAGTTTCTAGTTTAAAACCAAATAAAAAATGGTCATGGAGTGGTACAGATTATTCAAATTTTACATGGTTGGAAAGTGACACCGCACCAACTGAAGCTGAAATAGATGCTGAAGTTACAAGGTTAAACAATGCAGAACCTATGAGACTACTTAGAGTTGAAAGAGATAAATTATTAACAGCTTGTGATTGGAGAGCAAGTTCTGATTTAACTTTATCTACAGCATGGAAAACATATCGTCAAAGTTTGCGTGATTTACCTGCAAGTGCATCGCCTAAACTAGATGCAGATGGTAATTTAGATATGAGTTCTGTTACTTTTCCTACCGAACCAAGTTAATTATGACAGCAAAGATTAAACTAAACGCAGCATCAGGTGGTGGGTCTTTCAGTTTACAAGCACCATCATCATCTAGTAATAACAGAGTTTTTACAATCCCAGACGTAGCAGATGGAACAATAGCAACAACAGATACAAGCGGCAAAATTTTGCAAGTTAAACAGGCACTTAAAACTGACGCATTTTCTACAAGTTCTACTTCTTTTGTAGATATAACTGGATTATCGGTAAATATAACACCTTCATCAAGTTCAAATAAAGTATTAGTTGATTTTGTTGTAGCTTGTGGAAATGATGCACAAACTCAAAATCGTTTTGAGTTAGTAAGAGAAGTTAGTAGTACAGTTACACCTATTAACCCAAATGCTATGGATTCATCAACTGCAATGTTTTATAATGCAACTGATTCACCCACTTATACTAGAGCGCAAGTTACATATAGATTTTTAGATTCACCTAATACAACTTCGCAAGTTAATTATAGAGTAAGAACTAAAATTTATAGTAGTAGTGTCACTCAATACGTTAACCGTGCTGCTTATAATTCAAACACTACAGGCTCTTCAGTTATTACGGTGATGGAGGTAGCTGCATAATGGCTTTAGATCACGAAGCGATAAGAAAGGCATACCCTGATGCTGTAACTATTAATGATGGAACAGGTGCTTTTGATAAAGATGGTAAATCAATTACTTTGAAGCAAAGCGAGATAGATGCTGCACGAACAACTTTAAATTCTGATTATGCAAAAGTTAAATACAAAGATGACAGAAAACCTTTATATCCAAGTTTAGGAGACTTTGCAGATGCTATGTATTGGAATAGTAAGGGAGATTCGACTAAACTAGAAGCGTATTATACAGCCTGCGAAAAGGTCAAAACCGACAATCCAAAACCTAGTTAATTATGTCAGAGATCAAGGTAAATTCGATAAAAGGAGTAGGAGCATCAACGGCTGCTATTACTGTCAACAATACTGATGGAACGTGTACTGCCAATCTTACAAACAGAACTAATAAAAATTTAGTTCTGAACGGAGCGTTTCTAATAGCCCAACGCGGCGTATCATCAACATCTACTGGATATTACAGTGTTGATAGATTTCCGGTTAATTTTACCGGAACTGATGAAGCACCTACCCAAGAACAAGCAGATGTAGCTTCTGGAACTACACCCTATAGTTTGGGATTTAGAAAATGTTTAAAAATAACTAATGGAAATCAGACAAGTGGTGCCGGAGCCGATGATTATATTTATACTGGTCAAAAATTTGAAGCACAAGATATTGCAAATAGTGGTTGGAATTATGTTTCTGCTTCAAGTTTTATAACCCTTTCTTTTTGGGTAAAATCAAGTGTTGCTCAAAATTTTTATGGGTATATAAGAACTCATGATAATCCAAAATATAATTATCCTTTTGAAACAGGTTCTTTGTCCGCTGATACTTGGACAAAAATTACAAAAACAATTTCAGGAAATTCAAATTTAGTTATTGATAATGATGCTAATACTGGTTTTGAGTTAGTAATTGCACCTTTTTTTGGAACAAACGATACTGGTAGTGTTACTTTAAATCAATGGGGTACATGGGATTCAACTGTAAGGGTTCCTGATTATACAACTACTTGGTACACAACAAATAATGCGACATTTGAAATTACAGGAGTTCAGCTTGAAGTTTCAGATCATGCCACTGATTTTGAGCATAGGTCATTTGCACAGGAACTTCAGCTTTGCAAGAGATATTATTACGATTTGACCACCGCTAATTCTGGATATTCTAAGTTTATTATTCATCAAAATGGATATTTTCAAACCCCATTAACTCAACACCCAGTAGAAATGAGACAAGCACCGACTATTACATTTTCAAGTGTGGCAAGGAGGGCACTAAATGGAGGTGGGGATACATCTGAAAGTGTATCTTCAACTGGTTCAGGTGCACTAAATTGGCAAGCATATCTTTCAAATACAAGTAATACTTTTCAGACATTTATTTACAATTTACCTTTAAAATTTGATGCGGAGCTTTAAAAATGAATGAAATGAACATTACATCAGCAAAATATTGTAAAGATTTAGAAACAAATGAAAATCAATCAATAAAAGCAACTATTGATGGCATTGAAATATTTGTTCCACTTGTTGAAGGTAACAGACATTATGATGAAATTATGCGTCAAGTAAATGCAAACACATTAACTATTGCAGAAAGTTAGTTAATCTTTTCTTGCATTTGTCTAGTCATTAAACCCATAGTGACGTAAAGAGGGGATATAGCTACAATAAGAAGCAACACAACGACAGACATCAAAGCTGTTGCTCTTGCAATTGAATTTTTTATCATGGCAAAAATCTCTCAAATATTATCTATTTTAAGTTTTATAATCAGCGCGTCAATGTTAGGCGCAGGGGTCTATGGTTACATGATGGTAACAAGTGATGATTTTAAAGAAAAAATGATACAACAAGTTATTGAAAAAATACCTTTACCAGAAGTTCCAAAATTACCAAAATCAACAGGCAACGTAATTCCATTTTAAATTTTGGAAATACCAGAAATAAATATACCTAACATACATATTCCAGAACCTATCCATATTGAACCGCCTATCGTCCTTGATACGCCTGTTTCTGTTGATATGGGCGTTCCTGTCATTGATGCGCCTTGCGCTGTTGTACGCGATTCTCTGACAGGTGGTAAAGATCATTTTAATAATGACCCCGATGGAAATGTTGCTTTATGCGATCACACCGCACCATTTTATTTTGCGCCTGATTATTCGCCATCTGCAAAAATAATTACACCAAAACAAAACACCAAAACAGAAGCGCCAGAAATACCAGATATAAAAACGCCAGAAATTCCAAAAACAAAAGAAAATAATGATAATAATGTAATCCAAGAAAAAGAAATTGATTGCCCTGCAAAAGACCAACAGTTCAGGTTGAACGATGTAAGGAATGCAGAGGCGCAAGAAAAGGTTGTCGGGTTTGAAGTAATAGACGGAAAATGTATCGAGATATGGGCAAAAACTGATTTTGTCGATAAATACCTTCCCTCGTCATCTGTTGTCGCCACGACCCTAGTAGTAACTATTGTCGCAACATCCGCCGCAACTGCTACCCCTTTTTTAACTAGACTTTTAAAGCCAATATTCAAGCAACTTATAAATCGCGCAAAGAAACTTATCGGCAAAAAATCAGGAACAAAATTTAGTTCTTCTTCTCGTTTGAAGAAACAGAAACTTCTTTCAAAGAATGTTGATGATTAATTAAAGTATTGCTTGGATTTGTTAATTCGACATCTTCGCATAATTTATAATATTTTGACGATTTTTTGAAATTATAACCCTTGGATAAAAGATCGCCGCACGTTTTTAA